CTGATGCAGACAAAGACCTCTACAACCTGTTGAAAGATCCTTCCAAGTGGGATCCGATTGATCGTGTTCGTGTGAAGGCAATCACTAATGCTGCACGTAACCAAGTACGTGCTCTGATCGAAGCCAAGTTTGGTAAAGATGCTCTGAAGCGTGTCGATCAAGTAACGATCTATCCGGATCGTGTAGAAAAAGGTTGGGGGTTTGCATGGACTCCTGCTGGAAAGAAACGTGGCGAAATCTTCATGAATGAGAAGATGTTCGACAGTGAAGGTAATCTAACCAAGAATGGTAAGAACGTCGTGGTCCATGAAATGGCCCATGTAATGGACTTCACTCATACTCGTTTCTCTGATGATCCTGCATCAATCTCCAAGCAGCGTATGTTTGAAATTGGTCAGCCTCTTGATCAGGAATGGCAAGCAATCGACCATAACTACAATGAATTCACTCAGAGTCGTTATGAGTATGTTGAGTCTTTCCAAAAAGATGGAAATCTTAATCAGCGTCAGGCTGAGATGTGGGCTGTGCTCACTGAATACTTCTTCATGGGTGGTCGTGACATGCTTGCGAACGCCCCTATTGCCCTAGCAGAACTGGAGCGAATCTATGGCCCAAGACCCGAAGCAACTCGAACTGCCCCTGAGTCCGTCAGTACCGAAAACACCGGTTCCGGACGAGATGGAGATATCGTCGCAATCGAAACCCCAGTCGAAACAGAAACCAATGAACAAGTAAGCGAAACCACTGGTCAGGCTGTGACTCGTGGATTCAAAGTGCTGGGTGAGTTCTGGAATTCCTTCATCATGAAGGAGACTGAGGGCCATCCCAGCACTATGTCTGAGCTTGAGAAGGTCATGGCTGATAGTAATAAAGCCAATGCTGAATCTCTGAACTTTGTCAAGGCTGTAGGGGATGTTTTGAAGGCTCAGATGCGGAAGCGTCTGGACAAACAGATCACTGTGAATGGACGGAAGAAGACTATTCGTGAGTTCATTCAGGAAGGTCAGACTCAGTTCCCGCAGTTCCGTGGTGGTATGCTGGTGGATCCCAAAACTGGGAACTACGATGAGAACCTGTTGGATATGGTTGCTGTGGCTGTGTCTGACTGGCTCATGAACAACACTGGATCTGATCCCAACCGTATCGACGACACTCTTGAGAAGCTGGGTCTGAACCTTGTGGACATCTCTGAAGAGCATCACGGTGCTGTGATGAATGGTGTTCCTCCCAGCAATGCTGTGGACAGTCTCAGCAATGAGATCATGCGTATGCTCGACATCCAGATGGATCCGAAACAGAAAACCAATATCCTTCAAGGGATTATCCATGGTTTCACCAAAGAGGTTTTCACTGCTCTGTCTCAGGATGGTCGGTTTGTGCAGACTGCACGCTTTCCTGTGGATACCGGGAAGACTGACAAGAAAGGGAACAAGATCACCCAGATGACGGAAACGTATCTGGTGAACAACCTGATCGACGAAGAGACTGGGGAGAACCCTCTGCGTGATTGGCGTGCCAAAGTTCAGGCTGCCAAGACTCAGGGCAAGGCTGCCACTGTTCGTGAAGTTCTGTTTGGTGATCGTGCTCCCATCTGGTCAATCGGGAAGAAAATCGAAACTGTTGATGAGACTCAGGGTCGTACCAACATCCTGCTGTCCATGCTTGAGAAGCGTGCTCTCAAGAAGATGCAGGACATTCCGAGCTATCTGGATGAAACCTTCGCCCAGATCGTAGCCTATTTCGATGAGGGTGTAATTCAGGATGTGCTTGGTTTCACTGATGATGAAACCGAGAACTCTGTGCTGAAGAAGTCCATTCGTGGCAAGAACATCAGCATCACGAAGAACATCGACGAAACCATTGCTCTCGTTGAGGCTCTCTCCAATAGTGGAGATGAACCGGGCAAGATCCCGGTGTACTTCCCGTTTGGTATCACCAAGGTGGGTCGTCATCAGGCTCAGGGTCCGAACCCTCAGAGCAACAAGTTCATGCGTGCTCTAGTCACTGCGACTTGGAGTGTTATCTCTTTGAACAATCTGGATAATTTCTGGATTGCCGTGGGTCAGGCTGCTGATCTCAGCGGTGTGAACAAGGCTGAAAAGAAGAACCATCGCTTCATCATTAAGAATGCTCCTCGTATCTTTGAAGAGACTTTTGGTCCTGCCAAGGACATGATGAAAGAGATTCTCAAAGGGAATGATATCGACCAGCAGGCATTCAAGGATGCCGTGGGTATTGTTGAACCTCAGCAACTGAAAGCGATCATGGCTGTGGCTCAGATGGAGCTTGCCCGTGAGAACGGACAGACTGATTTCCGTACCTCTCTCAGCTTTGAGCTTGATGGTCTGACGAACGGTGTTGCCAACATGATGGTGAACTTCGCTCAGGGTGTGATCTCTCCTGAGATGTTCGAGAACTTCCAGCGTGTGGGTCTGTACCTTGGAAAAACTGGCAAGGCAGTGAATGACTACTTTGCTCAGAAAACCAGCCTCGACATGTACGAGACTGTCGCTCGTTTGGGTGATCAGATCCTCATGCGTGTGGAAGGTTTGGAACCATGGCAATTGGAGCAGCGTAAGGCTGCGATTCGTCTGGCAGGTATCATCGGAAACTTCGATCCTGATACCGGTCAGATGACTCGTAACTCTGCCAAAAATCCGATGACAAAGATCAACTATGGATCTGGTGTCCGTGGTGTGGCTGTTGGTATTGCTGATGACATGCTGATCAAGTTTTATGAGGATCTTCAGAAGAAGCCGGAGAATGTGTCTCTGGATGAGTTCTACTATCCCGGATTCACCAAGGATATGAATGCCTTGGGTCTGAAGATTGGTGACAAACCATCCAAGAAATTCAACTTCCCTTCGGAACAGGTGAACAAGTTCCGTACCTCGATCCAATTCAGCATTGGTAAAGCTCTGACTGAGGCTACCAAGGCTGTCATTGGTCATAAGGTCGGTCGTCTGAATGATGTCATGGTGATGTCCACGAACATTCAGGCCCGGTATCTCCAGAAGATCTACGATGCTGAGCTTGAGAAACTGGCTGAAGATCTGGCCAAACAGGACAAGGTTGGCCGTAACTCTAAAACCGGCAAGGCTCGTATCACTGAAGTTCCTCTGGAAGAGATCCGGAAGCTGGAAGATCGTCTGATGACGATGGCTCCCATCTTCGTGTCTGATGACCAGTCTCTTCTGATTGGTGGTTTCACCAAGCAGCGTGCAGATGACTTCCGTACTTCGACCAACTTTGATCGTGAGATGACTCAGGGACCGCAGATGCGTCGTCCTGATGATGTGGGTGTTCGTGCCATTCCGTTCTCTGTGATCGGTACTGGCGACGCCATGATGATGAATCTTATCTTTGGTTCGGATGGAGCACCTGACGACGTACTGGGGATCTTCGATGGTCTGGATATCCCTCTGGACAAGATCCAAGAGTATGCCCCTTACGTGAACCAGCAGGTGGCAAAGTCTTGGGATCGTGATGTTCTTTCTATGGTTCAGCAGAACTTCAACGGCTTCCTAAACAATCCGGAAGTGGATCGTAATCTTTTGGAAGAAGTCGTGTCTGAACTGGCTTCAGAAAACAAGAATCCTGATCTGAACTTTGCCACCTCTGCTGATGCAGTGGGAGATTTTCTGACAGAAGCTCTTCGTCAGAACCGTGCATTCAAGCAAGTAATGAAAGAGACTGCACGTACTGTCGATCAAATGGGTGGTTCGTCTGTAGGCTGGAGCAGCAGCACAGGTGAGGAGCGTTCTCCTGCGGAGATCAACACCCGTATTCAACGCCTTCTGGAAGGCAAGAACCCGGACAAGAAGACCGATGTGAAAGCACCGGTATTCGTCACCACTGTGGGTGCTCACTTCCAAGCCTTGAAACTGAATGACCGTCAACTGAAGGTCATCAACAAGCTGATGCAACTGGACGAAACTGGTCTGATGGAAGCCCAGCTTGTGATGGGAACTGTCGAACAGGTTCGTGACTGGATGCAGGAAAACATGCCTAATGCCACCAACGTCATGCGTGACGTGAAAGGTGGTTGGGATGTGGAAAACCGGATCATGTATCTGGCCACCAACGATCCTGAAACCTTCATACATGAGTTTGTTCATGCTGCGACGTTCAACACTGTGCTCGATCACTACGAAGGGAACGGGAACAAGTGGGTGAAGAACCTTGAGGATCTCATGGTTCAATTCCTGAATATCGAGTCCAAGGGCCAGAACATCATCAATGCTCAGGTGGCAATCTCTCGTCACTGGAACAAGACTGATCCATGGAGCAAGGCTGCTGCTGTGAATGAATACATGGCTTGGGCCTTGTCCAACAGCCAGATCACTAAGCGTCTGAAGAGTGAGGAAGCCTCGTTCCTGTCGAAGATGTCTGATGCTGTCCTGAACCTGATGCGTCGTCTGATGGGTGCCATTCCGACGGACATGTTCAACCAGACTGTTTTCAACACTCACATGATGATGACTCCTCATCTGGAGGAAACCTTTGGTGAAGAAGGTGGTAATGGTGATGGTGGAGACGGAAACAATGGTGGGAATGGTGGGGGAGAATCCACTCCTCTCGGAAACAACCATACTGACTATTGGATCCAGACTCTGGAGAACTGGGTCGATCAACAGGATCTCGGTTCTGAAGAAGGCCGTCGTCGTATCTCGAAACTGGCCATCAATCAGGCGAATGCTGATCGTGTTCTCGACTCTCTGCGTCAGGCAGGTATGCTCCGGAATGCAAATGACCGGGCTACCTTCCGTGCGATCTATGGGATCCTGAAGTCTGAAATGGTTCTGGACCCGAACTCTCTGATTGCTCTGACCAAAGTGTTCCAGCACGTTGAGGAGAACATGACTCCTGAGATGTTTGGTTCCACTCCGGAAGATGCACAGACGTACTCTGCTGTCTTGAACTCCTTCGGTGCATATAAGACCGATGACACGTCGGATGCCGTGGCTGTGCTCTTTGCCTTGAGCCAGACATCGAAGAAGTTCCGTGATGTCATGGATCAGATCCCTGCACCTGAGACTGGTGAGATTGGCTCTGGTCTGAATGATTTCTTGGTTCGTGGTACGAACATGTTCATGCGGAAACTCATGGGTACGATCTCTACGGAGAGCGTTCCTCAAGAGGTTCTGGATGGTCTCAAGAAAACCATCGTCGATCACCACCAAGAGAAAGAGTTTGCCATTCTGGAGAAGCTCACAGGTGGTCTGAATGCTGCTGATCGGTTTGTGAAGGATCAGCTTACCAACATCGCTGAGACGATGCGGGATGTGGATGCACAGGCTCGTGCTGGTACTCGTGGAACCATCGTTCAATATCTGACCTCGGCCCTGACCTATACCACCAACTTCCTCGACAAACCGGGGACTGAACTGAATGCTCAGATGGCACAGAGGTCTGTCTATCAGGGGATCCCGATTCTTTCCTTGGTTCCGATCCGTGAACTGATCGACGAATTCGTTGGAACCAATCGGGACAACAAAGACTTCGTTTCCATGCTGGACGTGGTGAATAGCCGTATCTCTGGTGTTCGTCAGGCTTTCCGGGAGAACCTGCCTGAGCTTTTGAACAAGCTCTTCAGCACTCCTCCTGTGGCTCAGCAGTGGAAGTCCATGCAACGGACTCTGGGTCGTACTGACTTCACTCGTTTCCTCGATCTGGCAAACCTCCAGTCGGGTATGCAGTTCCTTGAAGAGAGTGGTCGTCGTCAGAATCAGATCCAGTTCTTGGAGCAGCAGCTTCAATCGAAGATGAACCCGACTGACTTCCAAGATGCCATCGACAAATCGAAGCAACTGGCTGACTACATGAACGGGAAACGTGTCGGAACTCTTCTGATCCGTAACGCCTATGCGATCTCTCAGAACCTTGAGGGAGATTATGGGGATGACGTTGTGGCTCTGATCGACGAACTGACCACGTTCTACGCCATCGACACGATGGATGCAGACATCCGTGAGGATACGGTCCAACTGTGGCAGAACGAACCCAAGGCCATCATGGCAATTGTGTCATATATGCAACAGTTGAACGATGCTGAGGATCAGAAGGCTGTCTCTGAACAAGCTAAGCTGAATGGTTTCAAAGGGTATGTTCCCAATTTGGGAGCAGAGAATCATCGTATCATCGTGGCCAAAGACTCTGATGAAGAAGAGATGCTGCACCGGGGCTACAAAAAGATTGCTCCGTTCACTGGTGATGTGAACAACGCATTTGCTCGGTCCTACTATGTGACAAATATATCACAGCAGGGGCAGTATTCTCAGGGAATCATGCAGAATGTCTCCTCCACGTATCGTGGTGTGGACATCAACACTGGTCTGACTGTGACTGGAGATGCGACGAGCTTCATCTCTGATCCTGCTGTGGTGAACCGTATCATGGAAGAACTCCTTGATCCGACCTACACCCCAGAGGATGAGAACGAAGTCCTGATGCCTATCTTCGATGAAGACAAGACGATCCTCGGGTTCGAGCGTTCGATCAATCCTGTGCTGACTGACAAGCTGTTGGGTCGTGAAGAGAACTTTGCAATCAACATCGGTGCTTGGGCTGGTCGTCAGGTGGAAGAAGAACTCTCGACCCAGTGGAATATGGCACTTGTCGATAAACTTGATGCCATGTGGCAGAACCGGGAAGCCGGTACTGAAAACCTCTTCACAAACATGAAGAAGACCAAGGATCCGATCTACGCTGAATCGTTCAAACTGATTCCTCAGAACATCAAATCCTACATGGATGGGAAGTTCGATGGAAACGGAATGATGGTCATGACTTCGATGGCTAACCTTTCGGTAGGCTATCGTGAAGCATCTATTGCTGATCTTTGGACCGGAAAAACCCGTATGCCCAAGGAGTTGCAGAACGTCGTTAAGGCTGTGACCCGTCAGCAGTTTGGTGAAACCTCACTGCGTACCCTTCTTGTCAAAGGGGAGCAGGGTTTTCAGTCTTTGGTTTCAGATGCGAAAGACATCATCGTGGTTAAGTCGCTGATCGTTCCAATTGTGAACACACAGGCGAACATCATTCAGCTTGCTACAAGTGGTGTGCCTCTGAAAACCATTCAGAAGCAATATCGTTCGAAACTGGCTGAGATCACTGAGTTCAACAAAAACCACATGAAGATCATGGAACTGGAGAACCAGTATCACATGACTCAGGATCCTCGTCGTCAGCGTTTGATTCGTGACAAGATTCAAGTAATGAAGGATCTGAATGCGAAGATGACTATCGCTCCTATGATTGCTGCTGGTGCATACAAGCAGATCTCAGAGGGTATCGAGGGTCTTGATCGTGCTCAGACCACTGGTGGTCTTGCTGCATGGCTTGAGGCTCAGGCTGATAAGCTGCCTGATACTCTGTCCACGTTGTCGAAGAATGCTTTGGTTTCGAAGTCCACACAACTCTATCGGGCTGCCAACCGGGCTACCCAGTACGGTGACTTCTTGGCGAAGTCGATCTATTACGATCACCTGCTTTCGCAGGGTATTCCGGAAGGAGAGGCACTCGCTTTGATGAACGAGGAGTTTGTGAACTTCAGTGCTCTTCCGGGCCGTACTCGCTCTATGCTTGAGCGTAATGGTTTGACTTGGTTCATGGCATTCAAGATTCGGATCACCAAGATTGCTATGAAGCAAATGCGTGAAAATCCTGTTCGAGCCATGCTGTTGAATGGGATCACGGATACTGGATCTCCGATCCAAGACAACATCTTTACTGTGATTGGTGAAGGTCGGATGGATTATGCCACAGGGTTCGAGATGCTCTTCGGTGCTCCGGAACTGAACCCATGGGTCAATCTGATGAATGGGTAACAGGGGGGTCAGGGAAGCTATCCCTGACCACTCTATGCCCTGCACAGGATGACACTGGCTAACGTGTCTACGACCTACTCTGTGATGCCGTATGATCCGTCTAACAACAGGAGTCCAAGTCGCCGGAATTTGTTAAGTACCAACCGGGTGGCCAATGACTTTCTTGGTTGCCAAACCAACAAGGTCAATCCTTTGCTTCGTCGATCACAGCCCAGATAATGAAAAAGATGCCAGTGACGACGGCAATACCAATGAGGCCCCAGAATAGAAAGAAGCCAACAAAGGCCACAGCAACTCCGATGATTGCTGTGATGATGAGGGCAAGGACGATACCTACCGTCCCTGCCAGTGCTTTGAAAATGTTGCAGAACTTAGTCCACATCGAAGATACTCGACTTCTTGGGCTTCAGTTTCGTACCACCAGTTTCTTTGGGGGCTTCACTTTCAGCTTCTTTAGTTGTGGTCGGGGAGTCCGAGGATTCCTCTCCTTCGGAGTCCCCGAAGAGGTTTCCCTTGCCACCTGCTTTCGGAGATTCTTTCTCTCCGTCTTCAGCAGGTTGCGTCTCCGATTCACTTCCTCCGCTATCAGAGTCAGTGCCACTTCCTTCGTCGCCGCTATCAGCAGACTCTTCAGGAGCATCAGCAGCCTCCTCTATATTGGTAGCAGGCTTGCGTGCGTTCTTCCGGGGACGACCACCCTTGTTCTTCACGGGAGCTTCTCCCATGATGACTTCAGCAACGATCTCATCGTCATCGTCATTGTCTCCATACTCGATGGAGATTTCGACCGTAGCCTGATCTGCATTGGGCAGGGCAAGGGTCTTGACGTAGGCGTTCAGAGCATTCTGAATGTCTTCTTGATCTAGTAGGATTCTCATGTTTTCTGGCTCCTTGTTTTCCAGAATGTTGACTGTTGCAATGGCATGGCCGTCCAATGGACAGACGCCACCAAAGGAAAACGTGGACAGGATGATATGATCTTGGTTGTCATCCGGCAGTTTTCCACAATTCACCAGTGTGTCACTGAAATACTTATCAGCGATGGACCCGACATTCATGGTGTCGAGTCGCCCGTTCCTCGGTGCGAAGATCTCGTAGTGGATCCAGACCCTCTCTGCTGTAGGCTTATCCCTGAGTAACGGGGCTACCTCTTCTTCAAAGTTTTTCTTTTGTGTATTCAGGTGATGATGGTGCATGTTCCTGTAAACATTGAGATTTACCGGTTTGGTAGTTGTCTTGCTTACATGAACGTAAGTGGGGATCCGCACTGAGTACGAATCCCCAACCTCACCATCGAGTAGATCTGAAAGGATCAATCGTCGAACAGAGCCGACTTCTTCTTCTCGGAGGATCCACCAGCCGACTTCTTCGCACCACCACCAAAGGACTTGCCTTCAGCTTTGGTAGAGCGATCCCATGTCTTGCCACGGTTCTTCTCCAGCCACTTCTGGGCGTACTGACCATGCTCTTCATCCATCTGCTTGATGGCTTTGAGCAGATCACCGTCGCTCAGAACGTCGTCGAAGTCACCACCAAGGCTTTCCACATAGTGAGCCACCTCAGAGATGGTCACAGGCAGAGCTTCCGGGAAGAACTTCACGATCTCGTTGGTTTCACGAGTCTCGCCGGTAGGCTCATACTCACCAGACGATTCGTTCTTCTGGGTCTTGTCCACCACCTGCTTCTGAAGAGCCACTTGTAGGCTCTCACCGTGAAGCTCCACGAAGCAGTCAACTGCCTGCGGGATTTCACGCTTTGACTCGTAGTCATACAGGTTGAGAGTCTTCTCTTCGACATCCAGATCACCAATCTCTTTCGAGAGCAGCAGCATGGCGAGCGAGTTGACTTGGTTGTAGCCGGGAAGATTCTTCTCTTCACCGGACTTTTTGTCCTTGTACGTCACGTCACCAGAACCATTGGTCATCCAGATGGTGTGTGTTTGCTCAAGACCATTGATCTTGAGACAGAGGTTCAGGGATCGTGCTTCAGAGCGTTGGCTCTTGCCGATGTAGGCATACTTGATTTTTGCTGGATAGATATCCGTCTCAAGCGTGCCACCGCCACCGATGTAGTCGTCTTCGACCTTCTCGGATTTGACGGATTTCTTCTGTGCAAAGATGTTGCTCATCTGATTTCCTTCTCATTGATGAGGTAGTTTTTGGTCAGAGACCGAGAAAGAAGAGTTATTCGTCGTAGTACGCGATCATCTTCTTGATGACAGGAGCGATGTCGTTGTCGATGTACAACTCCTCCTTCTTCCACATTCCCATAGGGGATCGAATCCTGTCTCCGACAGTCTTCTTTGTGGTTCGGGTCTGGAAGACGTGCTTGAAACCAAGCTCTTCATCATCTTCAGTGATGTTCAGCATTGCATTCGGAGTCTTCTGAAGCTCCTTCATAGGCTGTTTGCTGACGTTGATCACAGTGGTGAAGTAGGCTTCCAGCCCCTTCTTGGCCAAGGCACCCTTTACGGGTACACGAGTCCGATACATCCCTGCTTCTTCATCAAGTTCTCGATCCAAGTGACCGAGATAGATGAAGAAAGCATCGACTTGAGACGATACAGTGATCAGTCGTTTGAAGAACTGACCATAATTACCCCAAGCCTTTTGGGTGTTGGCTGAGTCGAGAACGTGAATCGTTTCGTAGAGATCCATCATAAAGCTGATGGTGTCGATCACCACGAAATTGAATGGGCTGTTCTCTCCCAGTTCTGCAAGCTCTTCGAGCATGGTGATGATGTCTTCAGGATCGACAATCACCTTGTTCTTGAACTTGTTCTTGAAGGGTAGCGGTTTGCCACCCTCACAGTTGAGATACAGGACATCAGTTCTGTCTCTCAGTTCGTACAGGGACATTGATTTCCCTGCACCTGATTCACCACAAATCAGGATGCTGTGTGGATTGATATCTGTCATGGTTTCCCCTTACTTGGACATCTTGGAAGCCACTGATTTCAGGACAGTCGAATAGACTTCATCCTTCTTCAGTGGTGAACCAGAGTCCTGATTGAGCTTGACGACCTTCTTCTCGATGGTGTCGTAGTCTGCTCCTGCATCCATCAGCATTTTAGCATAATTGTGCAGGGTGTTATTCCTACCACCGACCTGCATATGGTTCAAGAACCAACGGTCGAGATTATCCATATTCTTAAGATCAATGATCGTCTGAACGTACTCATTGTTTGCTTTGGTTTTGGGAATAAATGGCAGTACATCAAGGACTTGTGGTCCACGATTGATGTAGATTTCAGCCATTGGATTGGTCCTCCACTTACGGCTACGCTGTTGTGCAGCAGTGTCCGTGTGGAATGGCAGCCACAAAGCAAAAGAGTCCATGAACTCTTTGTAGTCATCCTTCTCCAGATGAAGCACATAGTTGGTCGGAATGATCAGACGGAAGCGGTGTTCTTCGTCTGTGTGACTCTTTGTGGTGTAGGTGGCAAAAGTATAGTCATCCAGAAGAGTGTGGACCTGATCGAGTATTGGTCCATTTTGAATGACGTTCCCTTCCTTGTCACGTTCATGTCCGTCGATGTCGATGACCAGCATATTGAATCCGGGAATCACCTTGTCTTCAGAACGATGCTCACCTTCAAACTGATGATTACACCAGTGAAAATTCGGAGCTTTGAACAGTTTCTCAAGGTTCTCCAGTGGTTGAGTCACAGGCTCATAGTCATAAGCGAAATGATCGCTCATGCTGAACATCAGCTTGTTCAGATCAGTCTCCTGCAACGTCGAACCACTGAAGAACTCCACCGACTGGACGACGTTCTTGGTAATGACGACGTGGTTGCCCACGCCCCATGCCATCGCCAAGTCCATCATCTCCTTCCGTGCCACCGTAGAGGTGGGATAGTACGGAAGGTCTTCCACGAGGTCCGCATGAGTGAGGTTGTCCGGAGCAGCCGCAATGTACTTCGCCAATCGAACGAAGTTTCGTTCGCGCTTCAGAAGTTTCTGAAAGGACGCACCTGACTCTTCGGCTACCTTGATGGCTTGCCGTAGGTGGATGTCGGTGATTTCAGGCGACTCGTCGATGAATGCGTAGACACCCGCCAGCTTCAGGGATTTGAAGTACCTGTGCGACAGTTCTGCTTTCCGGATTTCCTCATGCTCGGGCATGGCATTCGCTTCAGCTTCACACTGAAGACGATATGCAGTCAGTTCCACACCCACAGGTTTGGAAACGTCGAGTTCGATTCCATGATACCGAGGGTCAGCGAACCTCTGGAAGTAGGTACGCCACTTCTGAAGAGCACTGGACTGCTGCTTTGACACCAGCCCATTGTAAACATCTTCAGGATCAACAGTGGCGAATTTGGTTTCGGATTTACCGATACCGAAGAAGCAACGTCGAGCGTAACCAGTTGAAAGCATGGAGTAAAACTCCTCTTCCACCTTGGCTCCGTCGAACAGTTTGCTGTTGGTTCCAAACATCAGCATATTGGCCGGGGTCATACCCCCGATATCAATGCCTCGTTCGTTGTCTGGAGTGTTCTTCACGAGCTTGGCTTTGATCTTGCCAAGGTCATAGAGTTCGAGGAACACGTTCAGAACCTCATTGTTGCCCAGCAGGTTCGAGCCGATCTCATCCATCTGGAAGTTGATCGAGCCTACACCTGCAAGCAACAGTTTGTAGCGAAGCTGCTTTACAGCAGGACCAGTGCCTGAGTCAAAGATGAAGGGAGCATGTCCCTGCTTCTTGAAGTCACTGTCTAATGCTTCTTTTTCTTTGGCTTCATCTCCACCCTTTGCAGCAGCGATATCCACTGCGAGATTGAAAAGATTGGTTTCAGCAAGGTTGTAGAAACTGCCGTGCATGAAATTTTCACGAAAGTCAGCCAGCACATTTTCCATCAAAGAGACAGAATGACCCTTACCAAAGCCAGATGTGGCCAAGGCAATCGAATAGATGTTCACAGGGATCTTGCCACGTTCTGGGCTGTTGATCGTGGTTCTCATAGCTGAAGGCATCAAGCCAAGGAAATAGGCTACCTCAGCTTGAAAGAAGTCACGATTCACGTTGCCAGTTCGATGGCAGAGAAGATCCACAAGTTCTTCCATTGCGGGATGGTGCGGAATGCTTTCGATGACCGAACGATCATAGAAGTTAGTCATCTGGGAAATACTCCTTGCGTTGTTCACAGACCGAAAAAGCAGGGCAATACTCACATGCCTTGACCTCACCCTTGACAGTGACGATGGTTCCTTTGCCTTTCAACTTCAGATGTGCATCTACGTCTGCATAGTTGTCGAAAGATTTCTGAGCACGCCCCCCTGCTTTCGCAGTCTCAGGGTTGGCGTAATACTTGAAGCTGTCAGGTTGTTTCCACAATTCCTTGTCAGAACACCGAACCATTT